TGTCCAAAGAATGTACTTCATATTGCTATTATACACCATGTAGAACAATGTGTCAACAGGTTTTCAAAATATCCCCCGGAATGGACGCACTGAACATATAATAACTACACACCCCATGGGGGGTTGTTCTCGTTTTGTTCTTGGTTTGTTCTCAGACGTGAACAAAAGTGGAACAAACCGTGAACATTTAGATAGGTCAACAATGCTGCTACAATGTAGCTAAGGTTGTTAGCAATCATGAAAATATCCAGGGACGAAATGGACATAATAGGACAACATTGTTGACCAATTGGTCCGAGTCCGGGTAGGTCAGCATTGTTTACCTAGTGGTCAATGTTGAAAAAATCCGAGCGGGTGTGTGTGCGTGTACATACAACGTTTATTGCGTGTACTTGCACGGTATAAGTTTTTGTTATGTCTGATATAACATTTCGATATCGTAACGAGATATATCATAAATGTATAGCAACCGATCGATCTAGTGTTTTACGGTATATCGTCATAAACGGCCTACGATGGCCACACAGAGCAATGTGCGCCATTCGGGCATACACCTACCCGAGACACCCTAGACAAGCACTCAGTGACGCTCCTAGGCCATGCAATGAGTGCATAGCTGGACCCCTGAGCTATGCATATTTGCCGTGTCAATAGACACAAGCGGGTATCAGGCATGCAAAATTGGATACACATTGTCACAATCTTGCCATAATTGTGGGTGATAAATGATAATCGAAAAAACAAAAGGATATTTCCAAATGGAACGAAACAAGAACTTTACAGACGCGGAATTTAAAGCTTTGCCGCGTAACGATGACAACGATGTTATAGACCTTTACGGCTCGTTTATCCGAATGACACCGGCTCAGATAGATGCCTTAACTGGCGATGATCAATCACGCGTAGACGATTACGAAGAAGAACTAAGATATATGATTGAAGCGGAACTATCGTAGTTGTTGCAACATTGGAGCACCCGGTTTACATTCCGGGTGTTCTGATGTTTCAACGGCAACCTAAAAGGAGAATTGCCATGTTCAAGCGTACCAAGTTAAACGACGGAACCACGGGCTATCGCTATGCTTGGGGCCTCACCCGGAAACGGTCTACCAAGACCCGCTACGGGATAACGTTCGGTCCTACGATGATCGGCACCCACTTTGGCAAGCGTTCGGTTTATATCGAACGTAAATCACCCATACATATGCTTTGGAACTTTGCGGGTTAACACGCCCGAGCGGGTGGCCAGCAATGGTCACCCGTTCCAGTGTGTTAACCTGAAAGGAAAAAACCATGGACGAAAAACAGAAAACCCTTTATGAACAGGCCTTAGATGACCTATACGATGCCCATATTACTGGCGCTGAGTTAGAAATTCTAGCCGCATATCTTGCAAAATTACGGGAGGAATAGACATGAAAGTTAAAGACGCCAGACAAGCCGGGAAGATCAGCACCGGCAATACAAAAATGCCCGGCACTACCTTTGCCATTGACGCATTCGCCTGCATTACTGGGTCAAAATTGGCCAAGATTGAAGGCACACCTTGCGCCAGTTGTTACGCCCGCAGACTACAAAAAATACGTCCTAGTGTAGACAAGGGCTGGAAAGACAACCTCGCCCGCTGGCAGTCGACACCTCGCAACCAATGGGTAGCCAGTATGGTATTCCAGATTGAACGCTACAACGTCGACGGTTTCCATCGCTGGTTTGATAGTGGGGATTTACAGTCTGTTGAAATGCTAGACGCTATAACAGAGATTGCACGGCTTACCCCATCTATTCGCTATTGGTTACCTACACAAGAGCGCCGTATGGTTGCCGATTGGCTAGCCCTAGGGAATACCATGCCAGACAATCTCAATGTGCGCGTATCAGCGTCTAAACTGGACGGGGACAAGCCACAAGGTATCAACGGCTCACAAGTGTACACCATTGATCCAAAGGGATACGCCTGCCCAGCACGTACACAAGGCAACAACTGCGGCGATTGTCGCGCATGTTGGGACAAGACAATCCCACTAGTAAGTTATCCCAAACACTAAGGAGTAAGACAAATGAACTGTAAACGTTGCGCACAAGGTCCGCTAGAATACATCTACCGCCTAAACTGGACAGACATATTCTACTGTCCAGATTGTAATCTTGAACACAAGGTTGATATCAGGAACAATCTGGAACTGGTAGATCAAGACCTTGTAAGTTGGGAAGAAAAACTTTTTTAAGGCACCCTATTGCGTTTTAGAAATTTTCCTGTATAATATCAATATTGTTAAACAAGATTGTACCATTGTGTTTACACTTTGGTACTATCTTGTTTTACCTAGTGATTTAAAAACACTTAGTTAAACAATCCTGTTACACTTTGGGAAAAGATATGAAACAAGACCAGATCAGAATATACACCACGGACCAAGAGTTTCACGATGCTCACCTGTTCGCAGACAAGGGCAGAGGGAAACAGGTCCATATCAGACGGGACCAGTTAGTCCATCTGTTGGCAGATCATTCTAACATGATTGCAAAACTCAACGAACTGGGTATATATCCCGTTAATATCAAGGAAGATACCGCATGACACGTTGTGCCATATGTGACGCCAAACTGCCTGTCTATCAACCACTAGATGACGAGCTATGCAACGAGTGCCACAGAGAGATAGACAGAGTTTATAACGACCCAGACATTCTAGAGGCCCTTATGGGCGAGGAGTAATATTGAATATCTTTGCTAGCATACTTGCAATGCTCTTAGGACGTGCTATAATACTTGAACAGAACCTAAAAAGGAAACCAGATGACCAAAGGGAATAAATACGCCAAGGCGTTACAAGATGGCAGATACCGCCAAAGAGTTGTGTCTAATAAACGTAGGAAGATGCCATATTGGAACGCCAAGGAAGTTATGGACAACGATTGGAAGACAGATGGTCTTGACCCAATGGGATACTACGACGAAACTGTAGAGGATGAAAAATGAGTGTTCCCGAGATTGAAGGCAGCAACGAAGACAAGATGAACGAACTGTATGATAGAGCCATGTTAGACTTGGATCTAGCCAACGTGTCTCAAGGTGAAAAAGAAATATTAGCCATTAAACTTGTAGATATGCGGTGGGAGGAATAGCAGTGAATATATTCTACCTACATAGAGATCCGGTGGAGTGCGCCATGATGCATTGCGACAAACACGTAGTCAAAATGATCTTGGAGTATGCACAGTTGCTCAGCACTGCCCACCATGTGATAGACGTGGAGCCTAGCATTGACTGCTACAAGGCTACCCACAAGAATCACCCCAGCGCAGTCTGGGCTAGGGATAACCGCAGCAATTATCAATGGTTGTGGCAACTACTTAACAATCTGCTTGTCGAATACAATTTCAGATACGGCAAGACTCACAAGACTGAGAGCAGTGGGATATTCGAGAACCTGCGTAAGCTCCCCTATGAGCTACGGGGTGGTAAGTTCACAGAGCCGCCTCAGTGTATGCCCGACTATTGCAAAGCTCCCGATGCTGTGATAGGATATAGAAACTACTACATCAAGGAGAAGTCATACATGGCACGTTGGAAGAACACCGACTCACCACTGTGGTACAAGATTGGAATGGCAGCTGAACTGAAGGAAGCATCATGAAAAAATACAGATGGAGCCACCAAGAAAGAGTAACCTTGGAAGAGTTCATCAAACGCATAACGCCAATGGTCGAAAGGCCGGTCAATAACATGTGGGAGATGGAGGGCGATCTGTTTATGTCTGACTGCCGGATGCTCAGCGAAGCAGCCGTGCGTTTGCATAATCTAGTGGACGACATGGAGGAAAACGAAGAGCCTCCAGTTAGTTTGAAAGTAGTTAGTGAACAAGCGCGAAAAGACAGAGAGGAAGGCACTGATGAAACGTGACGAGATAATCGCCAAGGCCGCAGAGCTAATTAATGGCGACAGGAAGGAGGACTACGGTGACTCGTATCTGAACCATATGCGCATCGCTGAGTTCTGGTTCCCTT